CCTGACGGCAGGCAGCGGCAGCACGATCGGCAGCGTGGTTCACACCGCAGGTGCGTTGACGGGCGTGACCTCTCTCGCGATGGGCGGGGCGCTGTCGGGCGCGACGACCGTCGGTGCCTCTGGACTCGTGACTCTGTCGGGCGCGGGAACGGCGTTGTCTGTGACGAACAACGCCGCTGTGGGAACCATCACGACGGGCGCGGGGTCCAACTTAGTCGGTGGCGTCACGCTCAATGCCAACAACGTTTCGACCGCTGGAACTATCACGGCAGGATCGGGATCCAGCTCGATCGGTGGTGTCACATTGAATGCGGGCGCCGTCACTGCAACGACGTTCAATGGATCGTTCAGTGGAACTGCGACGACTGCAAGTGCGTTGACGACCACGAGCAACTACCAGGTCGCCTCACTTGGCGTGGGTGTGGCGTCAAGTGGAACTGCCGGAAATGTTAAGGCTACGACGGGCACGTTCAGCGGCGCGGTGAGTGCAGTGGGTGTTACATCGACCGGAGGTGTTGCGGTGGGCGGTGCGCTGACCACCGCTACGACGGGTACGTTCAGCGGCGCGGTGAGTGCAGTGGGTGTTACATCGACCGGAGGTGTTGCTGTGGGCGGTGCGCTGACCACCGCTACGACGGGTACGTTCAGCGGCGCGGTGAGTGCAGTGGGTGTTACATCGACCGGAGGTGTTGCGGTGGGCGGTGCGCTGACCACCGCTACGACGGGTACGTTCAGCGGCGCGGTGAGTGCAGTGGGTGTTACATCGACCGGAGGTGTTGCGGTGGGCGGTGCGCTGACCACCGCTACGACGGGTACGTTCACGGGTGCGGTTTCGACGGGTGCTCTGACGGCGACAGGTGTTGCGGTGGGCGGTGCGCTGTCGGGCGCGACGACCGTCGGTGCCTCTGGACTCGTGACTCTGTCGGGCGCGGGAACGGCATTGTCTGTGACGAACAATGCAACGGTGACTGGCACCGTAACTGCGGGCGCGTTCTCAGGACCGTTGACCGGCAATGTAACTGGAAACGTGAGTGGCAGTTCGGGGTCCTGCACGGGAAATGCGGCGAGCGCCACGACCGCAAGTGCGCTGACGACCACGAACAACTACCAGGTCAACTCACTTGGCGTGGGTGTGGCGGCAAGTGGAACTGCTGGAAATGTTAAGGCTACGACCGGGACGTTCAGTGGCGCGGTGACTGCGACAGGTGTTGCGGTGGGTGGGGCACTGACAACAGCTACGACTGGGTCGTTCACGGGGGCGGTGAGTGCCGTTGGTGTTACATCGACCGGAGGTGTTGCGGTGGGTGGGGCACTGACAACAGCTACGACGGGTTCATTCAGTGGCGCGGTTTCGACGGGTGCTCTGACGGTAAATGGAAATATTTTTGTGGGTCCCGGGTATCAACAGTTTATGTTGCCTGGAGGTAACTCCTATGGATACATGTATGGTGCTTATGCTACACTCGGCGATGGAGTACATATAGGATACAACTTCTACAATAACAATACTGCCAATTTCATCCCGAACGCGGGCGGCTCAACTTCCCGAATGACATTCGGGTTTGGAACAATTGGCTGCTATACAGGTGCAATAAACACAGCACCGACTAATTTGGGATATTACCAAGACAAGACCGGAGACGTGGGGATCGGCACAACTGCACCGAGTGTCAAGTTGGATGTGAATGGGACGGTTAAATCATCCGGGGGATTCATGACAGGCTCATTACTCCTTTCTACGAGCGCGACTGTGGTCACCCTGTACACACCAGGATGCTATAGATTTACAGCTATATCGACACAAGCCAATAGAAGGGGGTACAACTTCACGTCTTTGTATTTCTTTTTTAACGGATACGCTGTTGTGGATGATAGCAACAGAAGCGGGACGCCTGCTCTAGGAGTCTCGGGCGTAACAAATGCAGGGTTGCCCACGGCCAACATGACAGTAAATATGGTTTTGGCGGGCTGCTAGATTCCAGTGTGGATAAAGTGGACATTATTGAACTCGTATTAATTGCGAGTTGCTATGATAGAAATCCCGCCGTCGCGAGTTGAAAAATTCAACGTTGTCGTAAACATTCGGTCGGGTGTATTCGACGCTTCAACCAATTCATCGATATGTTTGTCTGGAAAAAGAAAATCAATATAATCATGAAATCCTCTGAATTTTTTATCGCTGCATCTTCCAACTGGAATAACGTATAACCCGTACGTATAGGTTGTATTATTCGATTCTTCAAAAAACGTAGTTTGTATTTGCACATCCTCCTCCGTGACAAAACATCGCCTCAGGATTAGCGCTTTGTGTGCTAGCTCTTCCTCTGAATACGTTGCCATTTATGTTAGGTGGAAACTGTTTTTTGTGGCACTCTTACACAAGGAAGATGTCATCGGGATATCTCAGCACCTACACCCCGGGCATAGGCGTCGTGACATGTGCGCCCAACATCTGCATTGGACCCCCGGGACCCGATGGACTTCAGGGTCTGCCGGGTCCGACGGGGTACACCGGATTCACGGGCGACACGGGTCCGTTCGGGTACACGGGCGACACGGGTCCAACGGGACCCACTGGTCCGACGGGTCCGACGGGCGCGACGGGCGCGTACGGCAACCCGGGGTATGCGATCAACACGGGACCGACAGGGTATATGGGTCCGACGGGTTCGACCGGTCCGACGGGCGCAACGGGGGGCGCGACAAACACGGGACCGACGGGATACACTGGATTCACGGGACCCACAGGATACACGGGTCCAACGGGGTATACGGGATTCACGGGGTTCACGGGACCTACCGGACCCACTGGGTTCACGGGTCCGACGGGATACACGGGTCCCACGGGTCCCACGGGTCCACAGGGCGGCATCGGCGACGTCGGGCAAGTGGGCGCGATCGGCAATCGGGGTGCGACGGGTCCCACGGGTCCCACCGGATTTGCGATTGCCATCGGTCCCACCGGTCCGCAGGGTCCGACGGGATACACGGGGTACACGGGTCCAACCGGTCCGCAGGGTCCCACGGGGGTTGCAGTTTCGGTCGGTCCGATGGGGGACACGGGTCCTACGGGTCCGATCGGTCCGACGGGATACACGGGTCCCACGGGTCAGGCGATCACGGGTCCGACGGGGGCGATTGGCGCCACCGGTCCGGCAGGGACGCTCAACTCGGGATCCGTCGATTTTGCATTCCCATCCCTGTCGACCACCGCCATATCGATCCAATCGAATTCGACGGGCGTCCCGTCCACTAACCAGATTTGGGTTTCGGGATTTACACCGACGTCCCCAATTGGCGGCATTCCAGTTGGCGCCTTCATGTCGAACATTTCGGGCACGTGGCACGGCGTCTTTCAAATGATTGGACTCTCGAACGGCGCAACCGCATCGTACAGCATGAACTTTTACAGGCGTAATGCATAAGCAGGGGGATGTATGTTTCCTACACGCCGCGCACGACCAACAAGTGTACCACCCAAACGCCCTTCACAGGGCAAGTGCTGCCGGGTCCAGTCGGAATTCCTGGTTCAGTGGGAAACACTGGATCCACGGGTCCGCGGGGGTATTCAGGAGACACGGGGCAGACGGGATTCCGCGGTCCCGCTCAAACGGGATACGGGGGGGTTACTGGTCCCACGGGTCCGCGGGGTCCCACGGGGTTCGGAAACGCCACTGGGTCGACGGGATACACGGGTCCAGCGGGTGCGCCGGGGGAAGGGGGGGTGCCGGGAGCTGACGTTCTAACAGGTGCGACGGGGTTCACGGGACCCACGGGACCGACGGGATACACTGGATTCACGGGTCCGACGGGACCGACTGGACCGACGGGAAACAAGGGACCGACGGGACCGACGGGGTACACGGGTCCCACGGGTCCTACCGGAATCGAAGGTTCGTACGGCGAGGGCGGGATGTCGGGTCCCACGGGTCCCACGGGTGCCACGGGTCCGACTGGCGAAACCGGTCCACGGGGTCCGACGGGGTACGGCACCAACACGGGTCCGACGGGTCAAAGCGGTCCAACCAGCAGCGCAACGGGTCCGACGGGATTCACCGGTGCGGCGGGTCCCACGGGCGGTGTCGGTCCTGCGGGTCCGACGGGTCCAGTCAATGTCCAAGGTCCTACGGGTCCCACGGGTCCTCAGCCCGCGCGTGGGTTTCGGGGACCTGCGGGGACAATGGGTGCGACGGGCGCCGTTCTCCCGGGATACACGTCCAGTTTCATCTCAGTCACGATTGATCCATACAGCCGCGCATTGTACAGCAACACCCTGACACTCCCAGACACGGACATCGCGACGGATGCGACGTGGGCAATTTGGTTGGCGGGGTTCCAAACCGTGAGCGGCAACGCGAACGTCCCCCTCGAAATCACATTCACGCCCAACACGTCCAACCTCGTGTTCCAGTCCTACCAAACGACAACCGCCTCGCCCGCCGCCCAAGTCGATGTCTTCTACACGTACCGGACAACATAAGTTCCCGCCCAAGAGCAAGGATGAAACCTCGCCTCCCAAAAGAGGTCGAACTTTTCTTCCCTTCTGACATCGTGCGGTACATCTACACCTACATCCCGCACCTTGTCAAAAAAGAACCGATGAGTCCGAGTCTTCAGAAACAAATTATGAAACTGCAGTTCAACAAGCGCTGTGACTGGAGTGCCATGTATTTAAAAGGGTTTGATGATTTTGTGATACACTAAGCAATGGAGAAGTACATCGAGGTGGATCACTGGGGTTCGATCGTTCGCGACCTGAAAGACACGGAGCGGGAGGAGCACGGCATCCCGAACTACACGACCGAGCAACTTGCCCGTCGGGTCCTCGCGTTTGTGCAGACCACCCGCATCCGGCAGTACCCCCTCTTCACCCAACAGCGAGGCGAAGAATATGAACGAATGATTGCGACACTGGTGGAAAGTGGGTTTGATCTAGCTGCAGTTCAGCGACTTCTTGCAGAGGAGGCGTTTTGGCAAACCACATTAAAGCTAGCGAAGCTGTGACGGACAGGACAGAGGCACCCACCAACCACAGCAGCGTCTCATACAGCAGGCATGCCAGAAACGCAGCCAGCAACCCGACATTGAGTCCGATCGTGAAGGTCATCTTGGACTCCCGACTCATCTTCCAATCCCATGCACGGAACACCGTGTCGAATATATCATCCCACGACTGCTTGGAGAACTCCTGCTCGATCGTGGTAATGATGCACTCGCGGTAGTGAATCTCCGTGAGGATGCTGACAATGAGCCCGACAATAATGAGGCACCGAATCGACACCGTCGGGACAATGAAGAAGAGACTGGCCGACAGAAGGAGGCAGGAGTGGAGGGTGGAGACGATGACATACCGCGCAGTGTCCGTCCAACCAGGCGTTGCCAGGCGAATCCAGTCGGCAACACGCTTCATTGTTGATCTCGGGGTTTCTAAAAATGGAAGAATCTACACATAGAGGTAAGGAGGCACTAAAAATGGGAGATACAATTGTAGGAGTCCAGTTTGGCATCGCCAACCCTGAAGATATCCGGAAGCGGAGTGTCGTCGAGGTCACGACGGACAAGGCGTACCAGAGCAACCAACCCGTCCCGAACGGCGTCTTTGACTCCCGCTTCGGTGTGATTGAGAACGGCAAGGTGTGTCCCACCTGCAAGCAGACGAACCAGTTCTGCCCCGGTCATTTCGGGCACATCCAGCTTGCCCGACCCGTGTACCTCTACCAGTTCTTCGACATGATCGAGAAGTTGGCGAACGTCATTTGCCTGTCGTGCTCCAAGACCCTCGCCGATCCGAAGGACATTGACGCACTCAAGACGACGGGACTGACGCGGTTCAAGGAGGTGCGCGACCTCGCACCCACCAAGAAGAAGAACGACCCCCTCGTGTGCCGAACGTGTGCCACCCCCGTGTTCAAGAAGGTCGCCAAGGTTCTGGGCAAGGCGGCGACGCTCGAGGGCGAACTCTACCCTCCCTCCTCCGAGGACGCTGCCCCTCCCCCCGTCCCGATCCAGGCGGAACTCATCCTGCGCGCCTTCCAGCGAATCACGGACGAGGACTGCACCCGCATTGGACTGAACCCCAAGTATGCCCGCCCCGAGTGGATGATCTGCACCGTGCTCGCCGTCCCGCCCCTGACGGTTCGCCCCTCCGTCGTGATGGACGACAACCAGCGGATGGAGGACGACCTGACGCACGTGCTCATCAACATCCTCCGCGCCAACGACAAGGTGCGCGAGAAGATCGACAAGGGCGACACGGCAGAGAACATTGACAAGTACACCGCCAAGTTGCAGTATGATGTTGCGACGTACGTCGACAACGACATCAAGGGACTGGAACCCTCCGCCCAGCGCTCGGGTCGACCTCTTCGGACGTTGAAGTCCCGCTTCGGTGCAAAGACGGGACGTGTGCGCGGCAACCTGATGGGGAAGCGAGTCGACTTCTCCGCCCGATCCGTCATCACCCCCGACGCCAACATTGAGCTGGATGAGTTGGGCGTGCCCGAGGAGATTGCAAAGAACCTGACCTTCCCCGAGATTGTGTCCTCGTACAACCGCGAGCGCCTGCTGGAGTACGTCCACAACGGTCCCGACAAGCATCCCGGCGCCAAGTCCGTCTTCCTGAAGATCGACAAGCGCACCGTCTCGCTGCGGTACGTCAACCCCGACACAATCGATCTTCGCGAGGGGGATGTGGTGCACCGCCACCTCATCAACGGCGACATCGTGCTCTTCAACCGCCAGCCGTCGCTCCACAAGGCGTCGATGGAGGCGCATCGGGTGGTCGTTCTGCCGTACTCGACCTTCCGCCTCAACGTGTCTGCGACGCGACCCTACAATGCTGATTAACCCTGAGACTTATACATTAAAATCTGCGTTATAAATAAATGGACGTCTACATCTACAAAATCACCTGCCTCCAAGCAAACAAACACTATATCGGACAAACCCAGCAACACAAAACCAAAAATGGCAAACCGTACAAATACGGCGTTCTCGGAAGATGGTGCGATCACGTATCCTCATCGAAACGGTCAGATGCGCCACTCCATGTGGCGATTCGCGAACACGGAGCTGAGTGTTTCGTTCACGAAATCATCGAAACCGTGTCCTCATCCACCGCAGATGAACGAGAAGCTTATTGGATCCGCCAACTCGGAACAACCGTCCCGAATGGTTATAACGTCAACGCGCACTCGAGATGTAAGCATCGCGATTCATCGAATCCAGCTGCAATCTACATCGAGTCAGCAACAAGTGTTGAACTCAAACACGTCAACCGAAATGGTGAGCCTCGCCTAGTGTACATCTATGTGACCACGCCAAGTGGAAGAGAGCGCCTTACGTTCGGTCAATCTGGAAAATCAACGTTCGAGGAAGCACTAGCAGATGCAGAGAAATGCATTGAAGTGTTCCGAGAACGGGGTATCCAAGTGATTGAAGGAACACGACGCTCTCAGTTTGAGAACCAACGTATCCAAAAAATACGCCTTGTGCCGTTCAACAAGACAATGGTTGCTGTATACCTAACGACCGATGACAACAAACAAACAAGAATATGCTTTGGAGGCAAACATGTGACATACGACGATTCCATTAAAAACGCAAGAGAGTTTGTGCGAGGACTCAACCCAAATGTATTAGAAGATAGTCTCTCAAAAAGTCAGCAACAGGTGGCTACCTCCTCGGATGAAGCAAATTCCGAGGTAGAGAAATAGTGTAAGTGCTTCCGTGTGTTCGTGGTCTCTCCACCAGAATATGCGATATAACCATCTAGTATGAGGTGTGAACAACACCAAATGCAAGACCCCCAAACTCAGGGAAACTCCTAAAGCTCATAGATACGAAGCGCAGTGGTAACACGTGCGTGGCCTGGGGGAAAGCCCTAAGGATATCGTGAAAACGCTATGAGATCCGAGCCAATGCGAGGCAAGGAATGGACAATCCTGACCCAAGCTTCCTACCGAAAGGAGGAAGAAGGAGCAACGACTTGACGGGGGTCGGTTCGAAAGAGCTTAAGGTAAAGTCTAGTCCCAGTCCGAAAGGATGGGTAGAAACGTTTGATGGAGACGAAATGAACATGCACGTGCCGCAATCAATTGCGGCGGCGACGGAACTGCGGTTCCTCGCAAGCGTGCTGCGAAACATAATTAGTCCGCGCACCAACAGCCCGATCATCCAGCTGTTCCAGGACACGATGACAGGCACCTACCGCATCAGCCAGCCGGGCGTCACTGTCCCAGAGCAGATTGCAATGAACATCCTCGCACGCCTGCGCCTGCCCTTCAAGCGCAAGAACCGCAACTGGACGGGCGCGGAACTCATTTCCTGCGCCTTCCCGATGATGAATTCCAAGGGTCGCTTGCCCCTCAAGAACGGGCAGTTGGCAGAGGGCACGATCATCAAGAAGGGTGCGATGGGCGGACTCATTCACATCGTGTACAATGACTTCAGTCCCGCGCGATGTGGTCAGCTCATCAACGACATGCAGAGCATTGTGACGCAGTACAACCTGTACACGGGATTCTCGGTCGGCACATCCGATCTGATTGCGAACAAGGAGACGCTTGATTTCGTGAATGAGAAGATCAAGGAGGGTCGGGATCGGGTGGCGGACATCCTGTCGGAAGTCCATGCGGGCAAGTTCATCAACATCTCGGGACTGAGCGACGGGGTTGATCTAGAGGACAAGATCTCGTCCGCGCTGAAGGACGTTGCGGCGAAGATCAACGAGCGCGTGATTGGCAGTCTCGACAAGGAGAATCGCATCGTCCAGATGGTTGATTCGGGATCCAAGGGCGGCGAGCACAACATCACTCAGATGGTGGCGCTGCTGGGGCAGCAGTTGATTGAGGGTCGGCGAGTGCAGTTCACGCTGCAGGACCGCACCCTGCCCCACTTCCCGCGATACGACGACGGCGTCGAGTCGCGCGGGTTCGTCCAGCACTCCTTCGTGGACGGACTCATGCCCGCGGAGTTCTTCTACCACGCCCAGGCGGGACGCGAGGGTCTGATTGACACGGCAGTTAAGACGAGCGACACGGGATACATCCAGCGCCGACTGATGAAGTCGATGGAGGATCAGCACATGGAGCACGACGGCACGGTGCGCAACGTCACGGGCAGTGTGATCCAGTTCGTGTATGGCGAGGACGGCATCGACACGACGTGCATCGAGTCCCAGGCGTGCGACCTGGCATACCTGACGATGGAGAACATCTATTCCCAGTATGCGCTCACAGCGGACGACGTCAACCCCTTCCTGAAGGAGGAGGTGACACAGACGCCCGACATGGTGGAGGAACTGCTGGCGGATCGCGAGATGCTCGTCCAGTCCGTCTTCCGCTTCCGGAAGTCCGACATTCTCTCGGCACCCGTCAACCTCCAGCGCATGATTGACAAGTACTCGAACGCGTACTCCACCAAGACGGACCTTACGCCCGAGTATGTCGTTGCCTCGCTGGGGCGGTTCATGAAGGAGTTCCCCCGCAATCGCGTCTTCCACTGCCTCCTGCGGTTCTACCTCGCGCCCAAGAAGAGCATTGTGGTGCACCGCATGACCCAGGCGATGTTCGACGAGCTCATGAACGACGTGCGGTTCCGGTACATCCAGTCCCTCGTTCACGCGGGCGAGATGGTGGGTGCCCTTGCAGCGCAGTCCATCGGTGAGCCGACGACGCAGCTGACCCTGAACTCCATTGCACACGACGAGCGTGTTTGGGTGCGCGAGAACGGCGCGGTACGTGTCGTCAAGATCGGCGAGTTCATTGAGGAGTGGGTTGCCAAGTCCGACAAGATCGAGCACCACCCGAACCACACGACGCTCGCCTACCTGCCGCCCGGATGGGAGACGATGTCCGTTGACGAAGACGGCAAGATCGAGTGGCGAACGCTCGAGGCGGTGACGCAGCACCCTCCCGTCAACGAGGATGGCAGCAACACCCTCGTCAAGGTAACGACAAAGGGCGGGCGGACGGTGCTTGCGACCAAGGCGAAGTCCTTCCTCACCCGTGGCGTCGATGGGAAGTTGGTGCCCACCCGAGGCGACGAGCTTCGGGTTGGGTGCGAGGTTCCCCTCATGGCAGATTTCCCTACCGCCGACGTCCAGTCGACGATCCGGGTCTCCGACTTCATCGAGCACGGGTTGCAGGATCGCATGCCCGACATGATTGAACTGACCGAGTCGTTCGGATGGTTCATTGGCGCCTACCTCGCCGAGGGAATGGCGAACGAGCACCAGGTCTCCATCAGCAACAACGACCCCGTCTTCCGAGACAATGCGTTGGCGTGGACGACATCCATTGGACTTGCCCACCGCACCGTCACGCAGACCAATAAGATCAAGGAGGGGTGGACATCGACAGACCACTTCCTCCACTGCACTCAGTTGGCACGCTTCCTGATTGCCACTTGCGGGCGCGGATCGCTCAACAAGCACGTTCCTGACTGGGCATACACTGCACCCGCCCCCTTTGTGCGCGGTGTTCTGTCTGCCTACCTCTCGGGCGATGGAACGGTTGGAGTTGGCAATCGCCGATGTGTGAGTTTCACGAGCATCAGTGAGCCGCTCCTCGATGGGATTTCGGCACTGCTGTCCCGTCTGGGAGTGCACACCCGCAAGTCGCGCGAGATGACACACAAGACGACCAAGTTCAAGAAGGTCCACACCTTCTGGCAGTGCCGCATCCCCATCAACGAGTGCATCCGCCTCCGTGACTTCATTGCCCTCATTCCATCCAAGCAGGTTCGACTGGATGCCATCACGCCAACGGAGATTGTGTGTGCCCGATCCGACTTCCAGCGCCACAGCAACATCCTGTGGGACAAGGTGACGACGATCGAGGAGATGCCCTGCCCTGGCAACTATGTCTACGACTTCACGGTGGAGGGAACTCGCAACTTCGTTCACGCCAACGGGCTGTGCCTGCGCGACACCTTCCACTCCGCGGGAACGGTAAAGGCAAACGCCACCTCCGGTGTGCCGCGAATTGAGGAGCTGCTGTCCGCCTCCACCAACCCCAAGAAGCCCGGCAACACCGCCTACCTCAACACCAAGACACAGGACGAGGCGATTGCAAAGATGAAGGAGTTGCAGAAGACGACGCTGCGGGACATCACCAAGTCGGTGCGGATTTATTACGATCCCTACCCGCTGCGAGGCACGGTCGTGGAGGAGGATCGCGAGATTCTGGATTTGTACGAGCAGTTCAGCCTCACAAACGAGGCAACGTGTGCGTCGCCCTGGATCATGCGCCTCGAACTGAACGACAAGGCACAGGCGGCACGCAACATCATTGATCTGACGGAGGTCCAGACGAAGTTGCATCAGAATGGAGCGTTGAAGTTGGTGCAGTGCATGCACAGCGACACGTCCGCCCAGAAACTGATTCTGCGTCTCGCCTTTGACGCGTCCGTCGTGAAGAATCCCACCCAGTTGCGGTTCCTGGAGGACAAGGTGCTCGACACCGTGCTGACGGGAGTGGATGGACTTGGCGGCGTCCACCTCCGCACCATCAAGAACGAGATGGTGTACGACGACCGTGTGGCGGGATACGTGACGAAGGAGCAGTACGTGCTGGATGTGGACGGCACGAACCTGTATGACCTGATGGTGTTCCCGGGCGTGGACGGGACGCGGTCCTTCTCGAACGACATCCACGAGATCAACGACGTGTTTGGAATTGAGTCGGCGCGACTGGCGATGTATGAGGAGTTCAATGAGGTCTTCTCGACGGAGAAGGTGAACTACCACCACCTTGCGGTGCTCGTGGACAGCATGACGTTCAGCGGTCGGATTGTCGCAGTCAACCGATTCGGAATGAACAAGAACGAGACGGGGGTGCTGGCTCGGTCGTCGTTTGAGGAGACGAGCAAGAACATGTTCAATGCGGCAATGGGCGCCGAGTTCGACACCATGCGGGGCGTGTCGGCAAACATCATGTTCGGCCAGAAACCGCCCTGTGGCACGGGGTTCGTGGACATTCTGGTGGACGAGTCCCGTCTGCCGGAGGGGCACGACGAGCAGATGGATCACCTGCTGCACAAGGAGACGATGGACACTGTGACGCAGAAGCTGGCGGCAATTCCCGAGTCCGAGTGTCGCATGGAGGACATTCTCATGGAGTGGTGAAAACGGATTCGGAAAGAGCGAACCCAGAAGTAGCAACTTTACAATGATGCACTTCTACCCAAACTTTCGCAACGTGCTGGATCGCAACGACATGGCTTTGCTGCGCGACGCGACCTGCTTCACCCAGGTGGATGGAGACGAGATCCGCCTGTTTCTTCAACACCCCGAGGACGAGACTTCCACCTGCGTGATGGAATTCAATGATGTGTCCCGAACGATGGACATGGTCGAGAACAACTGGATGCCGCAGTGGCTCGTGCGTGAACTGGAGCGGGACATGACGATCGCGGTGCGTCTGTCTCTTGTGACGATAGCGGACCTCAACAATGCCAGGATCATGACCCCCAACCACGGACCCTCCACCCCGCCGTTCGGGGAATTTGGGTCGCCAAGCACGATTGCGGGCGACGGGGAGGAGATTGACGAACTCGTCCTCGACTGCCGCGGATGTCGGTACAATCTGGGCAACCAGCAGGCGCATTACGGCGGGTGCATGCCCGACATTCCTTAAAATGGATACGATCTATGTATATTTCTTCTTTTTCAATGTCAAATGGCTGCAACTACCCTTCCCGTCTTCGTGCGAAACAAGGACATTGCGGAACTCACAATCCACGAACTTCTGCAAATTGAGGAATTCATTTATGAAATCGTCAATTTCAGTAAACCGATCGATGTCCACTACGTCGGCTTCATCGAGTCCGACATGTTCTTGATTCATTGCTACCGCGAAATCGAAGACCGCCGAATTTACATCAACATTCCGGCAGACATGCGCCGACGAAACGCAGGAAAGGTGTATCGCGTCTCGGACTCGTTGGAGATAGAGTTTTCGCAGACATAGACAATGGTGAACCTGACCCACCCCGAGCTGGCGGAAATCACAAACACGGGTCTGCCGCCCGCCTCCATTGACGCCCTCAAAACACTGCGCAACCAGATGTGCTCCTCCTCGTCTGCCTCTGGATTCTCGCTCCAGTCCCAGCAGAAGTTTTTGCGTCGAGTGCTCTCCCCCGACGCTCCTACCCGCAGTTTGCTTATGGTGCATGGCACGGGCTCGGGCAAGACGTGCACTGCAATCCAGATTGCGGAGGAGTACATCCTGCGCCCCGAGTTCCAGGACAAGAAGGTGATGGTGCTCGCCAGTCGCGCCGTCCAGGAGAACTTCCGCACCCAGATTTTCGACATGAGTCGTGCCAACCTCGACCCCAAAACCCACATTCTGTCGTCGAAGCAGTGCACGGGGCGGAGGTACCTCGACATGCTGCTGCGCCTCGAATCGGAGCCGAAGAATTGGGCGGACGAGACGGTGCGTGCCCGATTGGACCGCACTGCCGATCGCATCATCGATGAGTTCTACGAGTTCTCGGGGTATGCGTCCTTCGGTGCTCGCATCAACGAACACATTGGCGCGGGAACGGCAGCGGATCTGGACGAGGCGTGGATTCATGAGAATTTCGACAACCGGTTGCTGATTATCGACGAGGCACACAACATCCGCGAATCCGCCGACGCGTCGTCCGCAAAGGCAAACAAGGCGATCACCGAGGGACTGGAACGACTCGTCAAGGTCGCCAACGGCATGGTTCTCGTGCTCCTCACCGCAACCCCCATGTTTGAGAGCTACGATGAGATCGTCTATTACATGAACCTGTTCGGGTGGAATGAGCGGACGCAGGATTTCAAGAAGCGCATCGTCCCGTCCGACATTTTCACGTCCGACGCCGAGCTGAAGTCGGAGGACCCGTTTCGCAAGTGGTGCCAGACGTACGTGTCGTACGTCAAGGGTGAGAACCCATTCACCTTCCCATTCCGCCTGCCGCCCCCTCACATCGCGCCCCCCATCGTCAAGGGATTCAACGGCACCCGAATCGGGGACGTGGATCGACTGAAGTACCTCTCCCTCGTTGCGTCGGAAGCCCAAGGAATCCAAAGGGCGACGCTCGTGTCCGAGAAGGGGGAGGTGGACGAGGAGAAGCGGGAGGCGCTGATGCTTCCCACCGTTGCCGTTCTGCCTGGCAACAAGGGGTTCGATGAAGTGTTCCGTCTTGCAGGGAAGCAGTTCGAGTATGTGGACACCGCCAAACCCTTTTTGACCGCCGAGCACCTGCCGAACCACTCGGCGAAATTCACGTCCATCGTGAAGTCCATTGAGTCGTCCAAGGGCATGGCGTTCGTGTACTCGAACTACAAGAAGAGCGGCGCACGGCTGTTTGCAATGGCACTGGAAGAGCACGGGTTCCGCCCCGCACGAGGTGAGACGCTGCTTGCCAATCCCTCGTCGCCGGGCACAAAGGGCAAGTACATCCTGCTGACCTCTGACGCGTCCGATGCGGACATCAATGCGATGCTCGACATGGCAAAGAGCAAGGAAAACCGAAACGGGGACAAGGTTCGTGTCGTCATCGCAAGTCCCGTCGCGTCCGAGGGCGTGGATTTCCGATTCATCCGTCAAGTCCACATCCTGGATCCGTGGTGGAACATGAGCCGGATCGAGCAGGTCGTTGGGCGCGCACTGCGGACGTGCAGTCACCAGCTTCTGCCCTTTGAGGAGCAGAACTGCAGCGTGTACCTCCACGTCTGTCGCGTCGCAGGGGATGTTGAGACGTTTGACGAGTACACGTACCGCACAAAGGTCGAGACGAAGGCACTGAAAATCGCCAAAGTCCGCAAGGTCATGGCGGAGTCGGCAATGGACTGCCCCCTCCAAACTTCCATCAACACCCTGCCCGCCGACTGGAAGTCCCTGGTTGTGCCCCAACGGAGGTCCGAGGAGGGCGAAGAAGTGTCGTACTCCCTCCATTCCATGATGGCGCCTGCGTTCGATGAATTCCCGGACGTTGAGACGTGCAAGGTTGCGCCCTCGCTCCCCGACCCCGACCACGTTCGCCCCCTCTCCTCGTATCTTGACGTCCGCGACGAGATCCTTGAGAAACTCGCCAAGTTGTTTGTTGACAAACCCATCTGGGACCGGGACGCGCTCTTTGCGGCACTCGCGGAGTACAATGCGGATGTGGTGGTGTACAACCTCCAGCAGGCAATTGCGGGCGCCTTTCGATTTGGGGATTCGTTCGGTCGTCCCAGTTTGCTGGAGTCGAGGGGCGATCTGTACACCCTCGCACCCATCGGCGTCCCCAACAGCACGATGATGGAGCGGACGTCCCTGCCCCCCATCAAGGGCGAGGTTCCCCTCCCACCCGCCCCCGAGGCGAAACCCGCTGAAACCGACATCAAGGAGGGACTGCTCGACACGAAGCGCGAGGCGTACAAGTTTCCCGGCGATGCGCGTGAACGCTTCTCGGAGGAGGTCCTGAACGGATTCGTGTTTGATCATGAGTTCAGTGACGATGAGAAGCGGTCCTACCTCCACAAGGAGGGTGCACCCCTGCCGTTTGCGAGTCGGTTGCGCGTCCCTGGCACCCCCCTCCTCGTGCTTGGACCGGGCAAGTACGACCCGCCCGAGGAACCGATTGGCGAGGACCGTACGCGTTTCAACGAATGGACGACCGCGCTCATTGACACCTTTGTGGCGAACAAGGTCAAGGTGTTCGCATCCCTCTCCGCCAAAACGGGCAAGTTCTCGATTGCGCCAATGACGTGGAACGACGAGGGCGTCCCGACCCGAGTCATCAAGCAGAAGAAGTTCGAGCCCACGGCGTGTGCCACAGGAGGGAACACGAAACCCAACACGGAGAAACTCGCCAAGTACATCGACAAGGAGGGGGTGGGAATTCCCGCGGGGATTGGGGCGGGGTGGTGCACGTACGTCGAGCTGCTGGCACGGGAGGAGCACAACATCGTGTGGGTGACGCCCGAGGAGTTGGGGATTCTGCTGGAAGAGTCCGTTCGTCCCCGTGTTTCCGCGGCACTGAAATGAAAAACGAAACGACCCAAACAAAACAAGGAGGAGATACATAATGGATCCGCTCTACGAACGTCGTGAGCTCACTCGCAACGTCCACATTGAGGCGCGGCATCTCCAACGAAACATCCAAGCAAGTGTTCTAGCCCAACTCCGCATGAAGTATGAGGGCGTCTGCCTCTCGGAGGGATACGTTCAACCCCGCAGCATCACGATCGTGGACCATTCCCTGGGTCGAGTGAGTTTGATTCGCGGAGGACTGGATTACAGCGTTCGGTTCCAGGCAGACGTGTGCCTCCCCCACGCAGGGCAGGTGTTTCGCGGACCCGTGTCGCTGAAGAGCAAGATCGGGCTGCACTGCGAGCTGACGCCCCTCAAGGTTCTGATGCCGCGCGATCTCCACATTGGGAACCAGGATTTCGAGGGAGTCGAGGAGGGGCAGGACATTGAGTTTGAGGTTCTCGGGAGTCGGTTCCAGCAGGGCGACGACAGCATCGTCGTTCTCGCAAAGATGCGCGAGATCATTCGCCCCGCGATTCACGAGGAGGAGGCGGGGGCAGGCGCGACGGATGCGGGGATTGAGGGACTCATCGCTGCTCCCGTGGGCGAGGGTGACAGCGACAAGCGCGTCGTCACGGTCGATGTGTCACAAACAAAGACGGCGAACGCAGAACCGCGTAGAAAGCGACTTGTAAACGTCCCGTCCTCAAGTACAAATGAATCGAAGTCGTAAGGAGCTGCTCAAAGAGAACATCGAGCGACTTGATCAGAACGAGCACGCTCAAATCTTCGCCATCATCAAGAAGCACACGGACAACTACACTAAGACCCAGCACGGCGCGTTTGTGTCGAGCGACACGCTGAGCGACGACTGCATCGTGGAGATCGAGACGCTCGTTGCCTTTTACTTGGACCAGCGGAATGGCTGGAATGATCGCCGATGACCTAACCATACGCAATCACGCCTTTTTTCGTCTGAATGCCACCGATCAACCACCCGAACCGGTCGCGCTCCAGTGGGAACACTGGCCACCCCAGTGATTTGAGATGTTCAATGTTCAGCCAATTGCAGCCCGCAGTCCCATCATCCGCGATCAGGACATCGTTTGCAAGTGACTCAATTTCAATCGCATTTGGGTGACTGATGACCGCATCTGTGTTGCGATCCGACAATGAGACGTCCGCATCAATCTCCTTCAAGAGTTCAATCAGTCGATCCATTCTTCTCTTTCCATAGCATGTGTTAAAACGAATGGAACTTGTCCTGCGATTAAACAATAGGCACTATGGAGCTGCTTCTTCCCAAACCCGTTCATTCAGCACTGCTGGACCTGGCGTCGTTTGTGGCGAAGGACCCCCACGCCGAACTCGAGTGCAAGGTGCTCGCTGGACAAATCCACACAAAGGACGTCTCCGACCGCATCGTCAAGGCAATCGAAACAATGTCAACGGGCGCCGTCGTTGAGGAACACCGCGCAACCTTCAGCTACGCCGACGGACTGCGTGTCGTCGTCGTGGGCGCCGAGAACATCCACAAGGTCTGCACAACAGGCGCCTTCCGCGGCGTGCCCCTCGTCGTCGAGACCAAGCGCCGATACTTTGATGCGCCTGGCGCGGCAGGAACGGACGTGCTGGACGTCCCCGACCTCCAACTCCGATTCACACTGCGAAGTGAGAAGTTCCTCCGCAAGGATTTCTCGGGGGCGCCCATGGACCCCACCTCCCACTGCCGCATCCTCCACCGCAAGTCCTGGAAGAGTCTCGACGGACTCCTTCAATTCGACATGTCAATGACCAAGTCCAAGACCAAGAACCACAAGACGTTCGCCGACATCCTGCGACAGACGCCCGCCTTTGAACTGGAGGTTGAGATCATCGATCGCAAGGCGCCGAAGGAGAAGCTCGTGTCCTCCCTCCTCTCCCGCGTCGAGACCCTCGTGGGCGCATTCCAGGGATCGCCCTTCCTCCTGAGCCAGTCCGACCAGGAGCGGTACCGCATGGAGTTTGAGGTGATGCACGTGCCCTTCCTGAACCCCGTGACGATGGAGCGGCAGCACGTTCGCGCCGATCGCCCACACAACATTCTCACGGGATACACCGTCACAAACAAGGCGGACGGGCAGCGGTGTTTCCTCGTGGTCATGCGGGACAAGCGCCTGCTCCGCATCACCAAGAACTCGATCGCGTGGACGGGAATGACTGCGAACAAGGACAGTCACATTGGCGACATCATGGACGGCGAGTTCCTCCCCGACCGCAACCTGTTCTGTATCTTCGACGTGTACTCCTTCCGCGGCAAGGACACCCGTCGCCTGCCCCTCATGACCAACGATGAGGATGTGATGAAGAACCCCACCAAGTCCCGACTCGGGTGTGCTCGCGAGTTCGTGCAGGACACGGCGCGCGACTTCAACGTCCTCTCCTCCCGAACCCCCCTGCGCATCGAGACCAAGCTGTTCCTTGCGGGCGACGGTGTTGCGATGGAGCAGGCGATTGTGCGGATGTTCGAGACGGTGTTTGAGTACCCCACCGACGGACTCGTCTTCACCCCCCGCGCCTCCCCTGTCGCACCCGTTGCCGATCGGTCGGGCGAGACGTGGTTGCGCGTGTACAAGTGGAAGCCCCCGACCCAGAACAGCATTGACTTCCTCGTTCGATTCAAGGCGGGCGAGAGTTACGACCAGGTGCTGGGAAAGCGCGTCTTCCAGGGATCGCTGTACGTCTCCCGCAGTCCTGGGTCGGACGTCATCTACCCGTGCGAGACGATGACGGGGGAGTATGTGCCCCCCACGATGCCCGACGATCTGCGCGTCGTGGCGGAGACGAAGAAGCGCATCCCCTCCTTCTTCCAGCCCTCCGTGCCCCGTGCGCCCGACGCCTACAAGATCCGCCTGCCCCTGAACGTTCGTGGCGTGCCGGAAGACGAAGAGGGGAAGCGGATTGAGGACAACACGATCATCGAGTGCGTCTACGACACTGACATTGCACGGTGGAAGATCCTGCGCACGCGATACGACAAGACGTACGCCTACCGCGTCAAGGGCGAACCGCAGTATGGCAACGACATCAAGGTCGCCGACTCCATCTGGACGAACATCCACGTTCCCGTGACGGAGGAAATGCTGCGGTCCATCACCACCAACCCGCCCGACGACACGTTCGAGGACGAACTGTATTACCGCGACAACCTGGATTCCCGCGATCGGGTGCTGAAGGACGTGTATGGATTCCACAATCGCATCAAGGAGTCGCTGTTCGAGTCCAACATCAAGCGCGGCGACACGTTGCTGGAACTTGCCATGGGGCGGGGAGGTGACATCCAGAAGTGGAAGCGCACCAAGCCCTCCAAGGTCGTTGGGATTGAGTTGTCGGCGTCCAACCTCAGTTCCCCGCGACAGGGGGCGTGTGTCCGGTACATCAAGGAGCGAACCCTGCCTCCCGCGCTCTTCATTGTGGGCGACATGACCCAGCCCCTGTTCGAGCAGGACAGCCCGTACTTCCGCCTGCTGGAAGGGACGGAACCGCCCTCCACCGCCTACCTCTCCAAGTTCGCGGGATTGAAGGAGTTTGATGTCATCTCCTGCCAGATGGCGATGCACTATGCGTGCGGGTCGGAGGAGATGTTCAAGGTCTTCCTCGGCAACCTGACCAAGTTCGGCAAGGGGCTGTTCTTTGGCACGTGCTTGGACGGACAGGCGGTGTATTCCCTACTGCTCGGCAAGACGGGGCACGTGTTCCGCGCACAGACCCAGAAGTACGGCGAGTTCAAGAAGGAGTATGCGGACGGCGAGGGGTGGACGGAGGAGTTCGGCAAGGGCATCCAGGTGGAACTCGAGAGTTTCGAGAAGCCCGTCAAGGAGTACCTCGTGCCCTTTGGCAAGATCACCGAGTTGATGAAGGAGGCGGGATACCAGTTGGCGGAGACGACGATGTTTGCAGATCATTACGCCCGCCAGAACAACATCACGCTGACACAGGAGCACCAGAACTTCTCCTTCCTCCACCGCAGCTTCGTGTTCAAGCGTGTCAAGGTGGAGCCGAAGCAGGAGGAGCAGGTGGTCGACATCCCGACAATCGATATGAAGGAGGAGGAACCCAAGGAGGAACCCAAGGAGGAACCCAAGGAGGAACCCAAGGCACCTGCAAAGAAGCGCATGGTGAAGATCCCCAAGGACGCGGCAGAGTTGCCGGACCCCGTTCTCTTCTCGGGCGCGGATGAGGGCAAGGGCGAGTGGCGGGGGTTCAGCACCATGTACGAGGCGCCGTTCCAGGTGGATGGCATCACATTCCCGACGCTGGAGCACTACGTCCAGTGGTCCAAGGCGAAGATGTTTGGCGATGCGGCGACGGAGGCGAAGATTCTGAAGACGAAGACGGCGAAGGCTGTGAAGACTCTCGGCGACAAGGTCAAGGACGCAAAGGAGGAGGAGTGGGACAAGAAGAAGGACGAGGTCATGCGCACAGGACTCAAGGCGAAGTTCATGCAGCACCCCGATCTCCGCGCCAAGTTGATGGAGACGAAGGATCGCCCTATCGGCGAGGCGAATGCCCGTGACAAGTACTGGGGCATCGGGACGTCGGCGGACACCAGCAAGGCGAAGGACCCGTCCAAGTGGCCGGGCAAGAACGTGCTTGGGAAAATGCTGGAGGCACTGCGAACGGAACTGAAGGATTAGTTCGGGGACCGGTAATAGTCCTCATAACTCAGCGCGGGGGCGGGGGCAGGGGCACCCTCCGTCACCTGTGGGATGAACTTCTCATACAGCTTCTTACCAATAATAGAGGCAGCGGACTCTGCCGTCAACTCCCCCTTTTCAATTTTTCGTTTCAGCGCCAGCATCTCGAAAAAGGTCGAGTCCATCCGATTCTCCATGTGCATTTGAAAAAGGGAGGGGTAGTTGAAGTACAGCACCTCGTTCTCGGACTTGAGTTTCGCCTCATACTGCGGCGTCCCCTTGAGGTTGTTGTACCGCCTCTTGCTGACGTCCATGTTCCGCACCAGCGCCTGGATCTGCGTCGCACTCAGATCCTCTGAGATGATGCCTCGCTCTCCGTCCGCGACTTCCTGTGGCGTGAGTTCTCGCGTTGCCATTGTTATGTCTTTTACCCGCACTTTATGAAGACGGGATAGACGCGATGAGTGGACGCAGTTGCTCCATCAGCAGGTTGCACTCCTCCTGTGTCGTCATTCCCGTCAGGATGATCTGTCCCGTGCGGAACACCTTGGCAATCCACTTGACGTCGGGGAAGTAGATCTTGACAGCAGGGTAGACGGCGGGTTCATAGTTCGTCTTGATGCCCTGTCGCCGCAGGGTGGCGTACAGCACATCCCGCGACAAATTCGAAACATCCTGGATCTTGGTCTTGTAGTTCATGAGAACGACACGACGATTGTCCGACACCCACTCCCCCGACACAAGTGCAGTGGGGCAGTTTGCGCAGATGTGTTCGCGCAGGATGCGGGTCACGGATCGATCATACTTCTCGTCCAGCACCCCCGTGATGTGAAACACGCCATTCTGGAAGATCTTGATTGTGATCTCCTTGCGAAGAAGCGTGCCGTCCCCGTCGTTCAGAATCACAATCGTGATGGAGTTGTGCCCGAATCCGGTGGTGCGCTTGGGTGGCTCCACCTTTGCCCGTCGCTTGATGAGGTCGCGCTTGGACGTTCCCCGCTTCAGGACGCCCTGCTTCTCAATCTTAATGATGGAATCGGTGAGCGGCAGTTCCCGCACTAGAATGTCCGTGTCGAGCTTGACTCCCGTCGTGTAGAGCACTACCATCGTGGTGAGGGTTGGAGAGTCCATGGTTGCCTTCCTCCGTGTAAACCCAATCGATTTCGTTTTTCCAGGACTGTGAAAACGACAGCGGGAAATGGCTGATTGCATGACACGAAAAATCGCGAAGGACTCGACGCAGCAGCACCTCTTCGCGCGGGGTGAGCATCCATCCGTCCAGGTATCCGAACCAGAGGGTTGCTGTTTTTCGATGGGAGTGGATTTCAACGATCGCGTCTGCCAGTTCATCGAGTGGCACCGCCGACATGTCAAAGCAGTCCTCCGGTTTCGGACGGACGAAGGTGTACACCGTCAACATTGTTGATTTACAAAGGTTGTGTTTAAGCGTTCTTAAGCTGTGACTGCTGCGTCGCCGTCAGCTTGCAGTTGCAGCTCCCCGCAAACTGTACCCGGATGGGTGCGCCACAGGAGGCACACGAGTTGTACCCCCGCTGGTTCTTGTTCTTCTCCGCCTGGATCAGACCCACGCTGGTGTCCGCAAGAAGGGTGGTGCCCGCCAGACGGTCGTTCAGATCGGGCACGGTGCTGGACGAGTAGCACACCGCCTGGATCTGCGACGCCTTGCGGTTCCTCGCCATCTCGCCCTGTGCGACCGCCTGCCCCGCCGTGTATGCGTTGTAGTCCGACGTGTCCTTGACGCTGTGCCCGCCGCCGTGCACGTACTGCGAGGCGGGAACGGTGGAGGGGGCGTTCAGGACGGAGGCGCACACCGTTCTTGCGACCGCCGTTTCCAGATTTCCAGCCGCCGCAATCCGCTTGACGATCTCCGTCTGGTGTCCCGCGTCCCGGTGCGGGCGAGTGTCGACATACGTCGGGAGCCGCTGTTTCAGTCGTCCAAGATATTCCGAGTACGAACTCATTTACTTCTATAATGATAAGAAAAAGGAAGATGGACCAACCTCTCCGCATCAGCATCCCCGCGGTAGACTTCTGTGTGACGGACGAGTGTGTCAACTACGTTTCGACCTATTCCTTTTACCGTGTTTGCTTGCACTGCATTCGCAAATCAAACCCCGGGATGAGTCAGCAGGTGACGGCGGCAGCACTCGCGCGTAAGTCCGAGCTTGTCCATCGCGCGCCCCTCAGCGGTGCGAGTTGTCGTTTGCGTAAGATATACTAGTTCGTCGTTCTCGGGGCGACCGTCCTGCTTGCGAAAGGTCTTGACCGCCTCCAGAAACTTGAACCACTTGCCGGCAAGGGGGAGGTTGCATGTATAGCACCGCACAACTATAGGGAAATCCATTGTGTTGTCGTCTCTTGTGTAAAGACGGGACTTCCGTTTTCTTGTCCTGACAAAGAAACAATGAAGGTTTCGAAGAAGAACATGCTTCTCATTGCCCTTGGCGCCGCCCTTGTTGCCGCGTTTCTGTACCTCGCCTTCCCCGTCGATCCCAAGCTGGCGTTCATCCAGGCGGACATTGCGAAGGACCATTCCCGATTCACGCCCAGTGAGAGCATCGACGTTGCGATGGCAATGAAGATGGTGCTGCACGAGCCGCCCCAGATGCTCAACCCCATTGGCGAGCAACCCGTGCTCCTCCTTTATCCCCCCTCCGACGCCGACCTCGCAAAGTTGTCGGGCGAGTAAGTAAATGTCGACACTGAAAAACGTTCTGCTCGTGATTCTCGTGGTCGTCGCACTCCTGAAGACGAGTGTTGGGGGGATGCTCGACCTCCTCGGCGTTCGCCCCTTTGGAATCACGCCGACGCACGCATGGGCGGACGCCATCATTCTCCTCCTGTTTGCGATCCTGCTGTCGCTCAACATGAAGTGATCTCTACCAAGCTATTTCGAGTTCCTGTGCCGACCAGAACTCGCTCGTGTTGTTCGGCAACTGCCGCCGGATGACGTACGGCAACTTCCGCTGCTCCACCTCCCGCTTCGCAACATTCCACAGAAACATCGGGTCGGACGTCCGCAGTCCGTCCAGTCCAACCAATGGCTTCGCACCCTCCGCAATCTGCTGGGCGCGCGTAGCAATTAGCGCCGTGTACTCGTACTTGGTGAAGTACGGCTGCGTAATACGCGGCTGCTCGATTGAGGCGTTGACGTCCTTGCGGAACACGGGGCGAACTTCGGGGTGCAGATCGGGCGTCATTCTATGCTTGTCTGTTGCATTGAAACTCTTTCATTCGTTTTAACAAATGCCGATCAACAACAACGTCTCCGCGTCGGACTACACGTCCTTCCTCAAGGCACAGGCTGCCGCACAGGCGTATCGCGCGGGCAAGGTGCCCACCACCATCCAGACGAGCGCACAGCCGTTTGCGACCCAGTCCGTTCTCAACACGACGCTGCTTGCCAGCAAGGTTGCATACCTCGTGACGCCCTCCAACGCCTCAATTGCCGGGAATGCGCGAGTCCGTCCCTTTGGCGGGGTGGGATACGTCAACCAACCCAAAAATTTGTCGACCATCCACGCCTCGACGTCGACCACTCTGGGATCCACGAACTACCCCGCCAGCGGTCTTCCGCAGGGACGGGCCAACCCTACGAACGTTGGAGTGATGCGCATCATCTAATTCGACGCCAAGTTCGCGGACTGCTTCCACGTCGCATTGCACACGGCGCACTGGTACATCCAAATCACGTTCTTCGCATCCAACTTGATGCCCACAATGTCCGACCCCCTTCCGGGCGCACGCGTCTCGCACGTGACGTTGGGGCACTTCATGTTGGTGAACTTGGGGAGCGTCGGGTCATACTTCAAATACGGATTGATCGAGTACTGGACGGACGTGTCCGGTTCAAGATCGTGCTCATAGACGATCGGATTCTCCTTCGTGATCTCCTCCTCATAAGGACACGAACGACACTTCAAGAACGCCTTTGTCTCCCGCTCCTCAATGGAATACAGCATGTTGTTGCAACGAGCACAGAACTTCATTTTGTTGCTTATCCTTCCTGACAGATTTTCGGTTCATTTTCCAATCTGGATTTGTGCGTTTAAAACGAATGGCACGCCAACAACTCGTCGGTGGAAGTAACAAGGGAACGATGGCGCCACTCACAAAACTGGAAAAGTTCCTTAACGGTGACCCAAACTCCCCGTCTGAATCAGGAAAGAAGGGACGCGTCGTTGCAGAGGCGGGGCGACCCTTTACACACACAACCATGGCAGAACCCCGCATCAAGTGGAACATCGCGTCCGACGATCTGCCCGAGTTCTACAAGCTCTACGCCGCCGAGATTCGACAGTGCACGGTCCAGTACATGACGGAGAAGGGCAGTCCAATCGGATCGATGCGAGTTGATCTTGATTTCAAGTACTCCGGCGAGGTGTCGGAGCACAAGCACACGCAGTCCCAAGTCGTTGAATTCACCAAGGCGTACATGTCCGAAATCAAGAAGTTCCTGGCGGTGCCCGAGTCGGTCGAGATCTTCATTCTCGAGAAGTCGCAACCCGTGTTCGACAAGGTTCACAAGACCAGCAAGTCCGGCGTCCACATCCAAGTCCCGTCCCTCAAGACGAACGCGGGGGTGGAGCAGACGGTGCGTCGCAACCTCCTGGGACGGATGGAGGAGTTCTTCCCGGGACTCGACTTGTTGGGCGACTGGAAGGCGTGCTACGACCCGCAGCCGCTGACGCACACCAACAACTGGATGATCCTTGGTTCCAAGAAGCAGGATGGGTTTCCGTACGAGATCGTGTACATCCTCGACTGGGACGCCGAGTCGGGGGACATTAGCGTTGA